CCATGAGATCGGGGAACGCAAGAGCACAACAACTTCTTCCACCTCTACGTCAGCAACTTCTGTTTAATCTCCCATGACCGAAGCCGTCCCAGCATCAGCACTCAAAGACTTTCTTGCCGTGACCTTCTACCTATTGGGGGGCCTTGGTTCAGCCGCCGGGCTAGCACTCGCAATCAGGAGTCTATTACGCAAACCATCACCATTTCCTCAGCCGATGCTCGTCGAACTCGCCAAGGAGTTCACGCCGCTAGACCGCACCGAACGCTTTGAAATAGAGGTCAGAGACGGATTCCGCGATGTGAATGATAAACTCGTCAAGGCCGATGCAGAGCGACGTCAAAGCGTATCCAGATGCTACCAGAACACCGAGAGACTTGTGGGGGACATGCGCGATGAAATCCGGGCCACCCAGCAGGATCTGGGCAAGCAACTGCGGGAGACCAACGACGGATTAAACGGACGCATCAATGACATACTCGGTGCCGTGAGGCATTTGTCGGGTGCTTTTGAGCAGAGCCAGAAAGGACACAACCGTGATTAGCGAACGCGAAAGCCTCATACAGCAGAAAATCCTTCAAGCACTGGCCGAATGTGGGGACTACCTGCTTCTCGACGCCCACCTCGTGGACGCGGTTTCGCTCAAGGTGCCGCAAATGCGCAAGGGCGAGTTCGACGACGCACTGCGCTACCTAGATTCGCACGGCCGTGTGCGCTCAATCCGTAGCGAGCGCGGTGAAAAGTGGGGCATCACCGATGCGGGCCGCATGGCTCTTCAGAACAACGAATAGACCATATGGACGGACGCAAACCCAGAGCAGACGCCAAACTGCGTAACCTGCCGCCCGATCAGCGCACGACGCTGACCGACTGGCTGGTCGACGACGGACTGTCGTATGCGGAAGCCAAGACCCGCTTGGCCAAAGAGTTGGGCATTAAGACCTCCATCGGTGCTATTGCGGACTTTTGGGCCAAAGAGTGCTGGGAGCTACGCTTTCGCAAAGCCCGCACAGTGGCCGATCAGATAAAGGCCGTCGTCGCAGAGCAGGATCCGGGCTTGGACGAGGCCGCGCTCGCGGCTCTTTCGCAACGCGTGTTTGACATGTCGATCGCTAAGGACGGCAGCCCCAAGGATATTCTACTGCTCGCCAGTGTCATAGGGGATGCGCGCAAGCTCCAGATCGAACAGGCGAAGGTAGATCTTGCCCGCGAGAAAAACGCGCAGGCAGGTGAGCGAATTGCACTAGAGACCCGCAAGGTGGAACTCATGCAGGTCAAGGCTGCCAAGGAAGTGCTGGCCCGCGCGAGCGAACTGACAGCGATTGCATCTGACGCCGGGCTTTCTAGCCAAGAGAAAGTTGACGCCGCCCGTCGCATCCTCTTTGGCGACGCGCACGTGGACGGCGAGAAGGAGGCAGCATGAAGAGCTGGCTCTCCAACTGGCCGATACGCGTACGACGCATTCTGCGTGGTCCTGGACTCGCAACACTTCTTCTATGCGCAAGCTTCATTTTCGCAGCGCAGACTATCGCCTCCAACGAGGCGCTGATTAAGTTCCGCACCTACCAAGAAGCCGTTGCCCGCGACCACGAGACCAAGACGATGGTCATCTGCTGGTCCCGCCAGATCGGCAAGAGCTTCACTCTGGCATCTTGGGCCGTGGACCGCCTGCTGCTCTATCCGGGCAGACTCGTGACCGTCCTTTCCAATTCCAAGGACAACGGCGCCGAGTTCGCCATCAAAGCCCGTGAGGTCTGCGAGAAGCTTCAAAAGGCCGTCGAAGCCGTTGAATTTGAGGACAAGACGCCGGACGATCCTAGTCTTTCAGCCGAAGAAGTGTTCCAGGCGATGCACTTTGAGGTGAAGGTCAAAGTGCAAGGCAAATGGGGCCGCATCAAGGTGATCGCAGCGTCGCCGCGCACCGCTCGTGGCTTCTCCGGCGACCTCATCCTCGACGAGTTCGCCTTCCACGAGGATTCGCGGGCCATCTGGGAAGCCGCCGAGCCGATCATTTCTGCCAATCCTGACTTTCTGTGCCGCATAAGCTCCACGCTGAACGGCACGCGGAACATGTTCTACCAGCTCCTAAAGGATGGGCGCTATGTAACGAACATAATGCCGCGCAGCAGAGCCTACTCAATGGGCCTCAAGATTTATTCGGCCATCACCGGCAAGCAGATCACGCCGAACGAAGCCCGCGCCGAAGCTCTAGACAAGCGTGCCTACGATCAAAACTACGAGTGCATCGCAGCGGACGAGTCGATGACGCTCCTGACCCACGATCTGATCAACGGGGCTGCCCGCGACGGCATCCCGCTCTGTAATCAAGCGTGGAGCGGCGAGGCTCTGGTACGCATGGCGTCCACGAGCGACCTTTACTTCGGATGGGACTTCGCGCGCAGCGGAGACCTTTCGGTCATCTGGGCGCTCGGAAAGGAAGGTTCGACACTGCGAACCGTGGCCATCCTGCGGATGAAAGGACTGCGGACACCCGCCCAGAACGCCCAGTTGGACCTCCTCTGTGCACAGCGCACCTTCCGCAAGGGCGCAATCGACTTCACTGGCCCCGGCGTTGGCGCGACCGACTACGCACAGGATAAATGGGGAACCTACCGCATCGAGGCCGTCAATTTTTCCAGTTCCGTGCCCATTAGCCGCCGAATGGCTGCCGACGGGCGCAAGGCCCCAACGGCCCCAGTCCCGGAAGTCATGGCCGCGAACCTCCTCGAAGCCTTCGAGGATCATCGCATAGAGATCCCCTCCGAGCCCGAGATCCGTGACGATCTGCGAAAGCCCGAAAAGCTCACGGCGCCGTCCGGCCGCGTCTCGATTGCGGCTGAGCGCACCGAGGCGGGTCACGCCGACCATTTCTGGGGGCTCGCGCTGGCGATCCGGGCGGCAACGAGCGGGAGCGGCCCAGCCGTTGCAGAAACGGTCAACGCTTTTGGGGGCTATGATGACGATTTTTCCGTTCACCCACGCGGTGCCGGGCAAAAAGGAGCTTTGATCTGACATGACGACTCCCCAAAAAGGACAGACAGGCAGCGTTGGCGCCGAGCGTGTTACTCAACACATCCAGAGCCGCTTCAATCCAATTCGCGGACTGGATCCGGCACGGCTCGCCCGCATTCTGGACGATTACCACACGGGCGAAATCCGCGAGGCAGCCCAGCTTTGGGAAACGATCGAACGCCGCGATTTCCAGTGTCAGAGCGTGATCCCCAAGCGTAAGCGCGCGGCGGCTCTGCTGGACTACGAGGTTATGGTGGCTGACGACAGTGACACTGCCGCGCGCCAGAAGCAGGCGCTGGAATACTTTTATGACAACATCGAGGCAAGCGAGGCACTTCGCAAAGACCGGCATGGTGGCTTTGCGATGCTCGCCGACCAGATGATGGACGCAGTTGGTAAAGGCTACGCGGTCCATGAGATACTCTGGCAACCGGCGCGGGACAATGACGGGCACGATGCTCTGAAAGCCCGGTTCATCTTTACTCCACTTTGGTTCTTCGAGAACAAGACAGGCGCGCTCCGTTTCCTTGAAACAGACTACGCGACCGAAGGTTCCGATCTGGTCGAAGGCGGCTGGATGGTGACAACGGCCAACTCGCCGCTCATGGAGGCCACAAGCGTTGCCTACGTTTACAAAAGCCTGCCACTCAAAGACTGGCTGATCTACAGCGAACGCTTTGGCATGCCGCTGGTCCACGGCAAGACAACAGCAGAGCAAGGCTCAAAAGAATGGGATGCATTTCGCGATGCGCTGAGAGCAATTAATGAGGACTGGAGGATTCTGACCAATGACGACGCTTCCCTAGATTTCCACGATGTTGGAGCTTCTGGCGAGCGTCCGCAGAAGCCGCTTGTTGAATACATGGACGCCGCCATCACCGTGCTCTGGCGCGGTGGCGACCTTTCGACAAAGAGTGCCGCCGCTGTCGGGGCGACTTTGCAAGAAGAGGAGCGACAAAACATTGAGGAATCCGATGCGCTCATGCTTTCAGAGACGCTCCAGCAATACGTGGATAAACAGATCATCCGCATGTTGTTCGGCCCAGCCGCGCCCGTATTGGCCTACATCAAGATCCAGCCCAAGAGCCGCGTGGACACGCAGCGCGATCTTAATGTGTGGGGTTCCTCTATTGATCGCGGTGTTGAAATCTCCGCCTCGGCTTGGCGTGAGCATTTCGGTCTTCCGACCCCGAATGTAAGTCAAACCGGAGAAATTGAGGATCCACTGGTCCAGAAGATCGAGTCAACTGTTCCGGCCACGTCCGGCAGCTGGTCCGGTGCAAACGCTCTAAAGCTACTCGAAGAGGCATCAGTCAAGGACGTGGACGAGATCTGCGCGATGGTCGCAGCCAACCAACAGATTGGTGCAAACAATCTTCCAACCCGCACCGCCAAGGCACTGAGCCTTCTACTTTCGACCCACTTTTCAACCATCGGCCACGATCATGACTAAAATCCTCCACACGCACCGAATTAGCCCCGATGCGACCAATGCCTCGCCTTCAGCTCGCAACGCCTTTTGCAACGCATTGCCGCCGTTTTGCAACGGGGTTCTGTCAGCCAATGTCTTTGCTAATACAGCCGGGGGTATTATTGAACCCATTTTCAACGCTGGAGGCATTGAGGCACTGAGCACGGCAGCCAACGCCGAGGAAGGTTGGTACCGGCTGGCCGGATATCGGGACTACCCGCACCACCTCGGCTTGCAACGGGTAGACCGCGCCGCAGCCAACGCCATTGCCAAGGACTTCTCCAGCGCCGTGGAACGCGTGAAGCGGTTTTTTGGCAGGCATCGTCCAGCGATTTACAACGGACACCCTGACGATGGCACATATCCAACCCACGACGACACCACCGTTTATGGCAATGTCGATGCCATCGATGCCCGTGACGATGGTCTCTACGCCCACATCGCGTGGGCAAACGAATGGGATGCGCTCAAGGCTGATCACAAATGGCGGCTTTCGCCCCGCTGGGTCATGCGCCGGTTGGACGCCGCTGGCCGCGTACTCTCACCCATCAGGCTTGTATCGATTGGACTTACGGAGACGCCAAATCTCCCCGACGCCGCTTTTGCTAACGAACAAATCACAAAACAAATGAACGAACTGCTCAAAATGATACTTGCGAAGCTAGGCTTCGCACCGGAGCGCATTGATACCACTATTTCCGGTGGCGAGAATGCGGTCACTGCTGAGGAGGTCGAAGCGGCTTTGAGCAAGCAAGCCGCTGCGAAGACCCCCGAGGCTGAAAAAGCGAAGACAGACCTAGCGTCTGCCAATGCAAAGATTGCTACGCTCGAAACCGAAAAGGCCGCTGCACTGGCGACTGCCGCCAACGAACGCAAAGCACGTGCCACGATGGCGGTTGATGATGCAATCGCGGAAGGCAGGATCCCCCCTGCCGAAAGGTCCGGATGGGAAAAGAAGCTCTCGGACGCCGAAGATTGGGCCACGATTGCAAACGAACTGATGTCCGCAGAGCCGAAGGTTCACACCACGCGCCAATTCGGGGACCAAGGTGCGCGCCGCAATACGCCAGGAGTCATTACCGCTGCCAATGAGTTCCGCACTCTCGTCGACGAGCACATGGCCAAGACCAATTGCAACTTCGATCGCGCTTGGAGCAACGTGTCCGGCACTGAAAAGGGCAAGGCTCTGCTCAAGCGCATGGAGGCCCCTGCGGAATAGGGGGCACTCAACTTCACACCTTCAACAAACACACATCATGTCCACCACAAGTTCCAAAACCGAACCAACCGCCGCCGATCTTCAGAAGCTCGTCGACGCCTCCAGCGGGCTAGAGAAAGCCTACGCAGACGACATCAAGGCCAAGATGCAGGCGGGTCTCTCCCGCGAGCAGGCCATTAGCTGCGTTAAGACGCAGCTTCAGCACGACATCGACCTGAAGCAGAAGGCTGAGGCCACTGCCAAGCCCGTGTCCGAGAAATAAACAGGCACAACCATCCACCAGCCAACTATCGAAAAACTATGACTGAACTTATCATTTTCGCAATCGTCGCCCTCTGTGTTCTTGGCGGAGTCGCCATTCTGACGCGCAAAGGATACTCCCACGGCGGCTTCACATTTTCCAACGCCGCGCCGCGTGCCATGACTACGCACGACGGCATCATCACGCGCAGCGTCGAGTCTGCCGTGACCAGCCGTTACCTGCTGGCCAAGGTCGGTACGAGTTCCACCGCTGCCGACATCGCGGGGGCTACGGATCGACCGCTCGGCGTATTCCTCGATTCCGCTCCTTCCATCGGCGATATCTGCCCTGTGATGCTCTTTGGCTGTCCGCCGCACACTATGCTCATGGTGCCTTCGGTGGCCGTTTCGCAGGGCGACGTGCTCTACACGGCCGCAAGCGGCAAGGTGACCAACGTTTCTGCGACTGGGGCCTACGCGGTCGGCATCGCTCTGACCAACGGCGTTGTTGACGGAATTGTCGAGGTGGATCCGCGCGCGTCGCTCACCGCCGAGAGCTGATTCCCCGGCGTTTCAAACTGATTTCATAACCAATGCAATAGGACTGAAAACATCATGGAAGACATTTTTCTGAATACAGATCCGGGGTTGGGCAACATCCCTGTCAATGCGATCTGCGCCGCCAACGAAAGCCGTTTCGACGCCGCCTACCTTTCGCAGCCCCTGACGACTTACGCGGTCGGTGGCTGGGAAAACGATCCTCTCCAGCAGCTGTTGGACTTCGTGGCTCCGGCGGTTCCGAACACCCCGCGCCGCTTCAGCTACAAGACCTTCGACATTGCCGACTCCTGGCTGCAGGACGAAGGCGATGAGGACATTCGTGCGATCGGCGCGAATTTTGCGGAAGCCCAGACCGAGAGCAAGGACGAGGTCAACGGGAAGATCCCGAACAAGGGCCTTGTAATCAAACTGGACCTCGACGAACACGGTGATGATCCGAAGGTGGAGCAGCGCCGGACGATGAAGCTGATCAACCGGCTCCTGCGCAATGAACTGCGTCGATCGCTTGCGCTCGTCAACGCCGCCTCGACCGCCACAGCCAAGACGTGGGGCAGTTCTGCCGATCCGGATCTCGACGTGAAGCAGGAACTCCGCACGGGCTTCGAGAGCACGGGCGTCCGCGCCAATCGCGTTCTCTACGGCTCCGGGGCATGGGACATTCGCGACGGGTCCTATCGCGCGCAAAACAATGCAGGGGCACGCTCCAGTGCGGACAAAACCGTCCAGCAGGTCGGCAATTACCTGTCCGCCAGTGCGGCAACGATGGAAGCACTCTTCCGCAACAATGCGGGCAGCCTCGCACGCTTTGTCGGCGATACGGTGCTGATGTATAACGCGGCCCCCGGTCTCGACGGTGAGGATCCCAGCAACATCAAGCGATTCGTATCGGGCGGCGGCCTGAAGGTCTACAAGCGCCAGATCAACAGCAAGGTCTGGGAGATCGCCGTGTCTCACTACTCACTGATCGCGATCACAAGCGCGCTGGGCATCCGCAAGTTTACCGTTTCCAAATCCTAAGCACTTGCGTTCCCATTCAGCCGCCCTTCGGGGCGGTTGCCTTGAACGCAAACAATCATGAGCTGGATCACATTAACAGAGACCGACGTCCTCGAAAAGATGGCAGCCGCCGAACTGGAGGCCTGCCGCGAAATGGCGCTGGCAGAGAATCAATCCGACCCGCTGGACGGCGTGATCGCCGAGGTTACGCAGGAGGTGCGTGGTTACGTCGGCACCAAATATACGCTGTCGTTTGGAGATACTATTCCCGTCAAGTTACGTGGCCCGGCACTCGTGCTCATTCGTGACCGTCTGCTTTCCCGTTTTCCGGTGCAGATCAACACGAACGAGGATCGCGCCAAGCAGACTGAAGCCGCGTTAACGCTTCTTCGGGATGTCGCGGCCGGAAAATTCCTGATCGACCTAGCCGATACGGCAATCACCGGCGAAATGGCCAGTCATGCCCCTGTAGAACTTGTCCGCAGTTCACGACAGAACTTCACACGAGACTCAATGAATGGACTCTAAACCTGTCAAATCACCCATAAGCTGGCCGGGCGCGAAACGCCGCCTGCTTAAGCATCTGCTACCGCTCTTACCGTCGCACAAGTGCTATGTGGAAGTGTTCGGTGGAGGCGCGTCTCTGCTCCTTGCCAAACCCCGCAGTAACATTGAGGTCTACAACGACGTGGACGGCGATCTGGTCGCATTCTTTCGCAACGTTCGTTATCACCTTGACGCGCTCTTGTTCGAGATTGAGTGGACGCTCAATTCGCGTCGCGAACTTGCAGACATGCTCGCCCAACCGGGGCTTACAGAGATTCAACGCGTGGCCCGCTGGTTTGTGCGCAACAAGATCAGTTTCGGTGGACAAGGCCGCAGCTTTGGCACCTCAAAAGTCTCCGGCGGCGCATCCCTTGGAAGCCGTGGGAATCGACTTCTAGCACTGCGAGACCTTAACGCCCGCCTCGACAGCGTATGTGTAGAGCAGCTCCCTTGGGAAAAGCTCATTGCTCAGTATGACAGCGCGCATGCTCTCTTCTTTTGCGATCCACCGTATTTCGCAGACGGCGGTTCATGCTACAACGCTTTTACCCCAGACGATCTTTCACGCCTTGCAGCAACGCTGAAGGCTGCCAAGGGCAGCTGGATTCTGACCTTTGAAGACAGCCCACTTGCACACGAGATCTTTGCAGGCTGCCACATCACCTCGGTTGAACGTCAACGCCTGATTGAGAATCGGCGCGGCACGGGCCGAACCTATCGAGAAATCATCGTTACTCCACCCACGGAGGTTCTCGCCGCAGCATGACCTCCATTTTTACAGTTAAGCAGGCCAAGTGCCTCAAGCAGAACGGTGGCGGTTTGGATGCATTGAATTGCTTCCAGCTTCGCGCTGGCGTTTCAGGAGGATTTGTCGATGCAATCAGTGATGTCGCCAACCACGCCATCATGGTTGTCGCCGCTAATGTCTCTGCAGATCACTTCCGCCAGGCGTCGCTGAATGCCGTGGCGCAGGGTATGTTTTTGGACCTAGCTCCACTGCGCATGCAACTGGAAAAGCTGGCGGGCGATCTGGACACTGACGATGCCGATGCTAGGAGGAATGCGCTGCAAATCTTCGAAAAGGCTCTTCCCGAGATCTTCGTGGCGGTACGCAAAAACTCGGCAGCCGACGATGCTCTCCTCAATGTGCTGACAAGTGCAGCCGTAAACGGCGTGGCCGGTTCCGTGGCCGTCTCAAACGAGATCGCTTATTCCTCGCCGGTCCCGTCCAGCGACGCTCTCGACTACCTGAAGCAGAAAACAACCATCCCGACAGAACTGCGCACTTGGGCGTTGGACAAGCTGCCCGTGGAGCTGCGCGAACGCATGGCCTTTTCTGCTGGTGTGACCAAGGCTGAATTCATCGATTCGGCCTATGACAAGGTCCGCGAGCTTACCGAAGGAATAGCCGACCGGGCTACCATGCGGCTGGAGCTGAAGCAGCTCCTTGCCCGAATGGACTACAAGCCGCGCAAAGGCGCGGAAGGCGGCCTACTGGATTTGTCCAGTGACCGGCGGCTGAACCTCATCCTCGATACCAATCTTGCCCAGTGCCAGAGCTACGCAGACAACGAGGCATCGCAGGACCCCGCACTTCTGGACGCATTCCCCGCTTATGAATTCACGCGGGTGGAAGCCCGTGACGATCCGCGCACGAATTGGTCTGCCCGCTGGGATGCGGCACGGGCGCAGGCCGGAGCGGAAGGGGCCACGGCATCCGGAAGCGGACGCATGGTCGCGCTCAAGAATCACCCGATCTGGTCGGCGCTTTCCCGCTTCGGCACGCCCTACGAGCCCTACGATTTCAACTCCGGTATGGGCCGCGAGGATGTGGACCGCGACGCTTCAGTGGACTTGGGCATCATCGGCAAAGACGAACAGGTCAAGCCGGAGCATCGAAGTCTGAACGAAATGCTGCAATCATCCCCGAATATCCGAAGTGCCGCGCTGCGCCGAGAATTGGAAGCCACCGGACTTGGCCGCTTCGACAGCGAGGGCGTTTTCCGCTGGGAAGGTGGTGAAAAGTGAGCGGGATTTCTATCCAGATGGACGTCCCGGACGTGTCCAAGCTGCCGGTGTTGCTCACGGCCCGACGCCTGCGCGACCCCAAGGTGCGCAAGGTCATGGGACGAGCGATTGTAGGGGTTTTGCGCAGGCACTTTACGCGGCTGGACAGCGAGCGCCCCAATTCCCTCGGTGGCCAACGTACGCACTTTTACGGAAAAGCCCGCCGCGCTGTTCGCCAGCCGGAGCTGGTCGGGGGTGACGGGGTGAAGGTCGTGATCGACCAGCAGGGTCTTGCCCAACGCTATTACGGCGGCGATATCCGGGCAAAGGACAAGGCGCTGACCATACCCGTCCATCCCGACGCTTACGGCCACCGCGCGCGCGAGTTTTCGGACCTTGAATACCAGCCCACACGCGGCGGGCGATATTTTGCGATGCTTGTGCGCCCGTACAATAATGGTTCGATCGGCGAGGTGATGTATCTGCTGGCCCGCGTGGTTTACCAGAAGCCGGACAAGAGCGTGCTGCCAACAGAAGACACCCTCCGCGCTGCTGCTTTCGAGGCAGGCAACGCCTACGTGCTCAACCTTTTGCGCAGAAAGGTTTCAGGACAATGACCCTGTATGAAAAACTCATGGTCCTGCAAACGCAGGCCGTTTCCCTGATTGAGGCCATCCCGGAACTTGAAGCTTATTCGGTCGCTGCCGAGGTGAAGGGCGATCTTGGCAAGCAGATCCAGCAGTCCCTTGCCAAAATGAAGCTGGCCATCGTGGTCATCACTCCGATCACCAAGGTTCGCTCGATTTTTTCCGGGCGCGTGGTGCGCGAGGTGCAGATCAAGATCGGGATCTATGAGACAGCACTCATGAACAAGGTCGGCGGGGTGCGCCTGTCCGCGCTCAAGACGGCCACTCTCATTTCCGAGGCTTTGCACGCGGCCCCTAACGGGTTCGAGGCCGATGGCTTCGACGACGAACCTTTTGGCGAATTTCGACTGATTGAAAACGAACCTGAAATGGAGCTGCTCGATGACGAAAAGACCGGCCAGCTCATCTACACGGTCACTTTAAACACCGTGATCTAACCACCAACACATCAAGATACTATGACACTCAAATTGCCAAAGGCGCCGTATGAAACGGCCAAAGCCATCTACGCGGGGCGCTCGATGCTCCGCTTCGTCCGTTCCAAAACCTTCGACGGCGCCACCGCGTCTACGGAAGGCGTGTTTACGCTGGCCGAACACGGTCTGGCCGTTGGCAACACTCTGCGTTTCAAGAGCGGGACGGACGGCTCCGGCCTGACCGCCGATGAAATTTATTACGTCACCGAAGTACCGACCGACAGCACCTTCAAACTCAGCGCCACGCACAGCGGCGCGGCAGTGACGATCGATACAGCTTACACTGACGTGGTTTTTGCCAAGGCCCATTGCTTTGGCCTCAAGAAGGTTACGCTCAAAGGTGACCTTCAGGTTGATAATTACCAGGAGCCCGACGAAACCGGCGTGCTGCGCACCGTGGACCAGCGCGAGAAGTCCAATGAGGAAACCTCAGAGTTCGAGTCACCGGAAACCCTGCGCAAACTGGAACTCTTTGATGGAAAGATGTTCGGGCAGATCGAAGGCACGGTCACTATATTTGCTCCGGACCCGCAGCGTCAAAAGGCTGGCACGATCGCGCTTGTTTCCGAGGAAGACTTCCCCTGCACGCTCGCGAGCAGCGGCGATACGGAACTCGGAGAGGGTTTCTCGAAGGCCCCGCTCAAGCTCACAAGCCTCAAGTGCGGCGGTATCATCTGGCAGACCGCCGTTCAGATCCTCACCGCCTAACCCATTCACTCCGGTGGGCGGGACAATGTTTAGCCCGCCGGAGCAGCCCTTTTAAAACAACGTAAAATGGACACTATCAAAAGCAAATCAACGATCGTAAAACTCGAAGATGGCCGATCTTTCAAGGTGCGCCGCATGCGCTGGAAGGACAGTCGGAAATGGCTGCGCTCGCTCGGCTCTCAGGCCAGTGAAATGCTGTCCCTAAGCGGTCTTATGGGCGACACCGGCGACAAAATCAGCCTTGTCACGCTAGTCAATTGCGCCACGCAAATCATCGAGCAATCTGACAACCTGATTACGGACCTCCTTTCGGCCTCGATCCGCGAGCTGACGCCTGAAGTCCTAGACGAGCTGGACACGATGGAGGCGAGCGCCCTCATCGCAGCCGCCATCGATGTGAATCTGGATGAAGATCTAAAAAACTGCTGGACCGGGGTCATGAACAGAGTGGCGATGATTCTGTCCTCGGCGAAACCGAAGATCCCGACGAAGCCATCCTCGCCGTCTATGCCGGTCTTGTACGAGCAGGATATTCAGCCCAATACCTAGACGCCTGCACCCTCGATGACCTGGATGCCTTTGTCCGTGCCACAAACCGCTACAACCGCAAATACGGCCCAAAAATGGATTAGGCGTGAGGGTCTTCTTTAGCCTTCTGGGCCTTCTTTTCAGGATCTGGCTCAAGCCAGAGCATTAGGCCAACTACGCAAGCTGTCACAAAGAGACCAATCAAGAATCCCGGCTGAAGCACAAAGTCAGCAAGGAAAAAGATTCCGACCACAAACGAAAAGCAGAGTGCAGCTATGATGCCCAAAATCATATGAATAATGTAATTGCAATCGGCCTGAAAGTCAATGCCGACTTGAGTGGCGTTGAGCGATTCGTTTCTGGCTTCCAGAAACGAATGGAGGCCGTGCGCAAATTCAACAAGGAAATTGAAAACGGGATGGGTACTGCCAATCGCCTTGTGACAGGCGCGGCGGCGGCTTTGGGCGCACAGAAGCTCCTCTCGTTTTTTGGTGGCGGCATTGCACGCGGGGTGGAATTCAATGCTGTGCTGGAGCAGGCCAGATTAGGCATTGCGGCTGTGCTCAAGCAGTTTGATGAAACAGGAGAATTTGAGGATTTCGACAACGCATTAACCCGTTCCGCTGAAGTAATAGAAATGCTCAAAGAAAAAGCGCGGTCGAGTCCTGCGTCTTTTTCAACCTTGGTATCTGCCTATCAGGGGACTGTTGGTTCCATGATGTCTGCGGGCATCAAGCTCGAAGATCAGATCAAATTGATTGTCAATATGTCACAAGCGTTGGCCGGTCTTGGCATTCGAGATGAGCAGATTCTGCAGGAGACGCGCGCGCTAATCACGGGAAACATCAATGCCGATGCGGCTGCGGCGAAAATACTTGTAATTTCACCCTCAGACATTGCGAATGCCAAACGCAAGGGAGAACTCTATGAGTTCCTCTCCGGGAAAATAGCATCATTCGCCGAGGCCGCGGATCGCGGGAAAAGCAGCCTAACCATCCTTCAGAGCAACTTTGGCGACGCGTTTGAGCAGAAGGCCGGGGAAAAGGCGGAGAAGCTGAACGATAGCCTCAAACGCCTGTATGTCACCTTGACCAACGTGGTCGAAAGCACGGCCTTTGGGCGCTTGTTGGACATTATCTATGGCAAGCTTGAAGCCGTCGCCGGGATTGCCCGCTGGACTGCCGAACAGATTACCAGTATGGGGTTGGCGGGCGAGTTTGTGTTAGCCTTGGGGAACAACGTCTCCACGCTGACGATGACCTTTGTTGCCCTCATGGTTCCGCTTGTCGCCATGCGTGGCGTTTGGCAGGGCATTCTGCTCTTGGCCAATCCCCTGCGCATGTTCTTTGTCTGGATGAGCGGCGGATTGCGCTTTGGCGCAGCGATTAAGGATCTTCAGGAGCTGTCTGTTGCTGTTAATAGTTTGAAAGTCGCGCTTCGTTCTGGGAACTGGGCCTATCGGCTTTCCGCTGCCTTTGCCGGATTAGGCGCATTCGCCGCAGGCTTTGCGGTCGGCTCGGCTGCGATGAGGGCGCTCGTCAATTACCTTGATGCAATTGACCAGAAATTGCAGCACATCCGTGACACGATCATGGATCCGGTGTTTGGTCTTGCCGACCAAGTTGCCGATGCGCAAAGCCTCTATGAATTGACCCAATTGCGTGCCAATGCGGAGGAGGAGTTGGCTGATGCCAAGGCCAAGGTGCTGGCGCTGGAGGGCAAAGTGCCGATAATGCATAAGCCTGTGGTTACTCCGGTCGGACCAGTGGCGGTTGCATCCTCTGGAGGGCGTTCCGAAAGCGAACAAGCCACTTTGGAAGCGGAGCGTGAGCGCGTGGAAATGCTTGAGTTCATGCTTTCGCGTATGGACGACCCGGAGTGGGTGCAGTTTACGCTAAAACACAACCGGCACACCAAGGCTGTGAAGGATGACACCGCCGAGGTGGATAAGCTGGTGGCCAAGCTTGGGGAACTGCGCGCAGAATGGGACCACATTAATCTGGACAAGATGAGCCCGTCCAGCCGCCTTGACGAGCTGAACGCCCGAAGAAAAACGCTGGAAGCGGAGCTGGCCACAGTTTCCAGTGCCCCCGCCAAGGACAATGAGGATTATGACAGAAAGCTGGCCCAAAGGCTGGCTCTGCAAATCCGTCTTGCCGCGCTTAATGACAAGATTGCGGCGGCGGAAAAGGAACGCTCGGATGCCACTGGGGCAGACAAGGATCTGGCGCGCAAGCGCGAACAATACACCCTTGAAACCCGCGCCATGGAGGCGGAGCTTGACGGGAATCAGGAGCTGGCAGACAAGATTCGCGCCCAGATTCAGGCGGCGCAGGAGCTTAACGATCTGGGCGAGGACGCACGCGGACTGGTCTGGCAGCGCGAGGCAGCCGAGCGCCGTGTCCTTGAACAACAACGCGAGCAACAACGGATACAGCAGCGGCAGGTGTCGCTGGAATCCTACATTACGCAATTGCAGGCGGAGCGCCAGATTGCGGAAATGCGAGGCGACCGCGCCACCGCCAACCGACTTTTAGCGCAGGAACGCGTGGCCATTGCCGCCCTGATTGAGGCCTACCAAGCTCTTGCCGACAGCTCCAATGATTCCGGAACCCGAGCTGGCGCAGAGTCCCGTGTTGCCCAACTCAAACAGCAACTCGCTACCCTCGAAGTGCCGACCACGTTTCTCGGCAGCCTCAAGCGGGGCATGAGTGACTGGCTAGCCCAGACAAAGAGCGGATTCGAGTCTCTCGCAAATTTCATTTCAACATCCTTGTCAACTGCCGTGAACGGCATTTCTGACGGGATCGACGGCTGGATCACAGGCACAAAGAGCTTCGG